TTGTCCTGCAGGCAGAAGATGTGCTGCATATTCCCGGACTTGGGTATGACGGTTTGGTGGGATATTCACCGATTGCTCTTGCAAAGAATGCAATCGGCATTTCCCTTGCCTGTGAAGACTATGGTTCTACCTTTTTCGCAAACGGAGCCAGCCCGTCAGGTGTATTGGAACATCCGGGAGTCATCAAAAATCCAGAGCGTGTGCGGGATGCTTGGCAGCGTGCCTACGGCGGTTCCAACTCGCATCATACGGCAATTTTAGAAGAGGGCATGAAGTATACACCGATCTCCATCCCCAACAATGAAGCACAGTTTTTGGAAACCAGAAAGTTTCAGGTTGAGGAAATTGCCCGACTGTATCGAGTGCCGCTCCACATGATCGGTGATTTAGACCATGCCACATTTTCCAATGTGGAACACTTATCACTGGATTTCGTGAAATACAGTCTCGACCCGTGGATCGTTCGATGGGAGCAAGGCATGATGAAAGATCTGCTTTCCGATTCAGAGAAAGGCAAATACTTCATCAAATTCAATGTAGAGGGGCTTTTGCGTGGTGACTACGCTTCCAGAATGCAGGGCTATGCTACCGCCAGACAGAACGGCTGGATGTCCACCAATGACATTCGGGAACTGGAGGATATGAATCTGGTGCCGGAAGAACAGGGCGGAAATCTGTATCTCGTAAACGGCAGCTTTACCAAACTTGCTGATGCAGGTGCATTTGCAAAGAAAAATGAAAAGGAGGAAACGACCCATGAAGAATAATCGTTTTTGGAACTGGGTATGCAATGAAGAAACCGGTGCATCGGAGATGTATTTGTACGGTGCGATTGCGGAGAGTACATGGTTTGAAGATGATGTTACCCCTGCCATGTTCCGCTCGGAATTGCAAAAACACAGCGGTGATGTGACCGTCTTTATCAACTCGCCGGGCGGCGATGTATTTGCTGCCAGTCAGATCTATACCATGCTCCGAAACCATCCGGGCAAGGTCACGGTCAAGATTGACGGCATTGCCGCTTCTGCGGCTTCTGTGGTGGCGATGGCTGGAGAAGAAACCTTGATTTCAC